GGCTTTACAGGCAAACCTAATCTCACAAGAATTTGTAATGCAAGAACTTCCATGGAACGTAAATGTATCCAAGGAAATTGAACGCATTGACATTGAAAAGATGCGCAACTCCTTGATTGGTGCACTAAGCGCAACATCACAGGCAATCCCACAGATGGCTGCTCAGGGTCAAGACCCTTCAGATATCGTAATGAAGATTGCTCAGACCATTGATGGTCGCCGTAACGGTAAGAGCGTTGAAGATGCTGTAATGGAAGTATTTAAAAAACCAGAACAGCCACAACCAGCAGCAGCAGAGCAAAGCCCTGAAAGCCTACTACAACAAATGGCTGCTGGTCCACAAGCAGCCCCAGGCGAGGGTGCTCCAGTTGAAGCACAAGGACCCGAACCTATGGGTGGTGCTCCTGTAGCAGCATCCCCTGGGGCACCTACTATTCAGGATATCCTAGCGCAACTGGGTGGATAATGACTACAATCATTGCCATCAAAGATAGCAAAGGATTTACTTTTGCAGCAGATGCACAAGTAACCGACACTGAACGACCATATATACATAAAAGCATGAAGAAGATTGTTGAAGTCGGTGATTATGTCATGGCTGGTGCAGGTAATTCACGTTGCTGTGATGTTATATTATACGGCTGGCAACCACCAGCCTATGACGGAACAGAGCACTATACCTTCATGGTGTCAAAGTTTATTCCAGAAATGCGTAAGCAACATGAAGATGCTGGAATTACTTTAAAAGAAGATGAAGACTTTGTTTTCCTAGTTGGTTTCAACGGGAGAGTATTTCATGTCGCTGGTAACTATGCGGTACTAGAAACCAATACTGGTTTGTATGGCATAGGCACTGGCGCAGCCTATGCACTTGGTGCCCTTGCTCAAGGTGCAACTATTCCAGAAGCAATGAAGATTGCTAAGAAATTTGATATTAATACTGGTGGAAAAACCCAGACAGTTGAAAGAGGATAACAATGCCTAGAGGTGGACCACGCACACAACGCACGAACACTGAAGCAAAGCCAGTATCTGGTCCAGGTAGTTTATCTCAGCGCACTGACATGAATCCTATACAGCCAGGTCAGGTTCCTACCTCTCAGGTTCCAGTTGTACCGTCAGTACCAGTGCAGACACAAGGACAATCATCAGGTGGTGGTGTAAATAAACTTACTCCACTCTTTGCACCAACTGAACGTCCTGATGAACCAGTTACTGAGGGAATAAGTGTTGGTCCAGGTAGTACACCAGAAACTATTCAGACTGGTCGCTTTACTATAACTACTCAGTATCTACCAGAACTACAACGTCTTGCACAAATTAAAGAAACACCTCAGATATTTAAAACGTTTGTAAAATATGTTGAGGCAGTCAATCGTTTGGATGACATAAATGCTACTGGTCAATAACATAACATCGTTTCTTAATGTCTTTGGCGTTGAGGAACCAGACCTAGTTATGACACTAGCGACAATGCCATGGAAGTCTGAAGATGACCGTGATGGATTTATTAATGAAATTGTTGCCATGAACAATGGACAACTATACAAGCGTAATCTAGTGAGCGTGCGCTAATGTCAATATTTGATGTTTACAATAACCAGCGCGATAATCGCAGCCGTGTTCAAAAATTTATTGATGGTTTAGCACAGTCGGTAAGTGGCGGTCTATCAGATGTTTCCTCTGGTCTAACGAAGGGATTAACCTTTGGTTATGTTGGCACAAAGACTGCAGCACAAGGTCAACCAACAACTGACATTGCACGACAAATTTCTGATGAAGCGCAATTTGCTGTTGATGATGCTGCAGTCAAGGCAAACAATACACTTTTAGTTCCTTTTCAAACACTTATTGGGCGACCAATTTCAACTGTTATGCTTGCTGCAAATGATGGATACCAAAAACAAGCGGTTGGTGAGTCAAAGAACATCAAAGCATTTAGCAAAGAATATGGGTTTGGTCTTCCGTATGACATTGTTTCGGCTGCAACAAATCCAGAACTGTTTCGTAAGGCTTGGCTAGATTCACGTGGTGTGTCTCCATTGCAAGCGTTTGTTGGGTACATTGGTGACAATGTAGATGGAACCCAGGGAACAGATAAAATTATCTGGTCAAATCAAAAGGATGTCTCTGAATATTTTGACCATGGTATCCAGCGTTGGATTACTTGGTCTGGAGATACTGCCTTAGCATGGTACCTTGACCCTGGCGTAATAGCAGGTGCTGGAATTGGTTTTGGTGCACGCAAGTATGTTACAAAACCAGTAAACTCCAAAAACATGTCCCAGACAACTAAAAACATTGATGATGCTGTAACTAAATATGTTAATAACGATTGGTCAACATTTGTTGGTTTTGCAAAAGAGAATGCTGGTAACGCTCCATTGATTGCTAGACACCAAATGGTTGCTGGTAACCGTCCACTTGCTGATGTAATTGCTAAGACTGCAAGTTATGGCAATGATACTGGTGATTACCAACCTTTAGCACGCACGCTTAAAGTTGCTGTTGGTGACCCAAAGACTATAGATGAACTTGCTTACGATACAACTTTAACCGCTCAAGAACTTAGCAATATAACTGGTGAAGTCGCAAGCATTAAACAAAGAATTTCAGACTTAAAGGGCAAGCCAATAACAAGTGGCTCAAGTCCATTCCTAATTGGTTCACAGCGCAAGAATGCTCTTGAGAACTATCGCCGTAATGTTTTAGTTAAAAAATTAGACGGACTAAAAGAAGACGTTAAAGTGGTTCGCACTAATCTTGAAGTGCTTGATGAAATTATTGCTGAAGTACCAGTTGGTTCCATTGGAAGACAGACTGTATCAAGCATTAAAAGAATTGAGCAAGGCAGAGTTAAGAATGCAATCAAGAATGATAAAAACTACTGGCAGAGCGAGCGCATTGGTCCATTTGCTTATGCAACAAACTGGATAAGTCCAAGCGGAGTACTACAGGAATATCCTGCATACTACGCAACCCTCGGTGGTATTGCTGGTGACCGTTCACATCTTGAATATGCTGCTCGTGTGCGTGAGTACGGTAAGCGCACTAAAAAAAGTGGTGACGAACAACGTGAACTTTACACTAACTTCTTTTCTTTGCGTGAGAAGACTCAACAACTGCAAGCCTTTGACGAACTTGACGAAAGAGTCATTGTTGACGTAATTAAAAAAGAAATTCAAATTCCTAAGAATGCAACTCCAGAACAAATAGAGACATTCAACGAACTTGTACAGATTGTTGCAAGCAAGTCAACATCTCATCGTAACGCAATGATTACAAAACTTGTTGATGAAAATTACACCATTGATGATGGATTCGGAAGTACTGTATACCTCAAGGAACTTGCAGACTTCCAGGATTCAGTCGCACTACAAATTGCCCAAGAGCGTGGTACAGGTTCAAAAGTTACACAAAAAGACATTGAGGCTGCTAAGGCTGAAGTAAAAGCAATCTTTGCAAAGACACCTTCACGTTCACCTCAGGTGCCAGCAGTACACTTTGGTATTGATATTCGTCAATTCTCTAAAGCAGTCCGTGACAACAGGTCAGCACTACAGGCTATGTTTGATGAACTTGTAAGCAACCCACGTTACAGGGAAATGGACCCTAGAGAAATTGTTTCACTATTCTCTGATAACAAATCTAGACAAATGCTATACACTGAAAAGATTTCAACAGTACCAGAAAAGGGAATGAAGGCTTGGGACACATCGCTAAGTGCCTTGGATACATTCTACACCCAGTACTGGAAGCCAACAACACTTGCAAGTTTTAAGTATGCAACTCGTAACGTAGGTGATGGATGGCAACGTGGTCTCGCTATCTCATTTGAATACTCACGTGACTTTGGTGTACCAACAAGAGAAATCTTAGCCTCTGCATTTGATGCAGGTTTATGGCAACGTTACACGGGCAACAAAGAAAAAAAGTTTGAAGCACAAAAGTCAAAGTACTTATTGTACAAATACCGTGAAGAATTTAAAGATATAGAAGTTGCTGAAAACTCTCGCATTGCCGATGCTTTATTTAGCACAAGTGATTCAGTGTTTTCAACCTTTACTCAGGCTTTAAACTCTGCTGATGATATAGCAACCACATACGCTGCAGGTCGTGGACCAGCCGTACCAGTAATGGATGAAATCCGAGAGTTCTCCCAAACATTTGGCTACAGAATTTTAGACTCCCAGAATGTTCCAGGTGGAGTTGACCAGCAATTACTATCAAAGTTTGTTACTGGTGACCATGCTGGTGCGTTTGATATTCTAGCCTCGTCTGACCAGCCTTTTGTTCTTGACACTCTTACAGAATTACAAAAGAGAATCAGAAAAGAACAAGATTCCATTAATGCAATATTTGATAAAGAAGATTTCTTCTTCGCTGTACCTAATGGTGCTCAAGTTCAACTTGGATTTATGTACAAGATGCTTCAAAGCATGGACTATGGCATTCAGAACACCGCTAATGCTGCAATTATAAAATCATACGCACGCAATAAGGCTGAAAACTTTATCAATAAGACAGATGTTTTACGTGGTCTTGAGCGATACGGTGAAGGTGAGTTCCAACTTACTAAAAGTGGCTTAATGATGGATGATTCATTCGCTGGAATTGTTGGCGATATGATGCGCAAAGAAATTAGTTCCGCAAATACCGTACTTGCTACCGTATTCGGTGCAGACCGTGTGATAATTGGCAACATCCTTAACGGACGTGTGCGTCAAGACGTGGTGTCTCCGTTTAATGTTGTCCCAAGAGAGGGCAACCAAACTGCTGCTACGTTAAATACAGAGTGGGCGCCTATTGCTGCGGATTACGCTAACCGTCAGTTGCGTGATGCTGCAACCAAGAAGTTAACAACTCTTGATACTGCAGACCCAGCGGCAATTTCACAGGTAACAGCATGGGCTAAGTCAAATGACCCTGAGGCTGTTAAATGGCGTGAGTTAATGGCTATCACAATTAGCAATCTTGAAAACAAGTATGACATTAACGACCCAATTAGTTACTTAGTACAGAACAATGCATTATTCCTTGAGGGAACATTGCCACGTTTTGGCATTGATGGTCGTGTTGTTGCTCCATTAGTTGATGATGCAGGTAACTACATACTAACTCGCCGTGGTGAAGTTATCCCTGGAACTGGGATTATCGCTGAAGAGTCAGGTCAATTAATACCTGGCTTACGTGCAAAGGCTTTTGAAGGCAAATTAACTGCTGAAGATATGAATGCTATTCCTGAACGTCAACGTGTCAGTGTTACTGGAAACGTCCTTGAAGAAGAGACTGGTAACATCTGGGAACGTGGTGTGCAGAAACTGTTTGAAATCATTGGAACAAAACCAGAAGATTTGGCTGTAAAGAACCCAATCTATAGAATGATGTATCAGTCAGAGTCCCGAAGAATAGCAACACTATGGAAAGATTCTGGTCGTAGTGACGATTGGATTAATGCTAACTCAGATAAGTTGCGTGAATCAGCACACCGTGCTGCTTACAAGACTGTAATGGAACGTCTATACTCTGTGCAGCGAAAGACTGACCCAGCAGAAACACTACGTTTGTTCTCGCCATTCTGGATGGCTAAGCAAAACTCAAACCGATTCTGGTTTGGATATGCTGTTAGAAATCCACAGGCGATACCACGTTACTTCCTTATTTGGTCATCCCCATCTCGTGTCTTTGACGTAGAGAATGAAGAAGGAAAAGATTTAAATTTTGTTAATCCGTTTGACCCTAAGGGCGCAGCAGTAAAGTTTACTTTACCTGAGACAGTTGCTTCCAAAATGGGAATGACTGAGGGTGACAGAATGTCAGCATCCCTTGGAACATATGACTTAATTAACAATGGTTTCTACCCACTTATGCCAGAGTTTGGTGCACCAGTTTATGACTTTGCAGCAAGTGGCACATTACTTGCACTATCTGGTTCAGCAGTTGACCCAGAGCCGCTGCTAATTAAGTTTGGTGTAGACCCAAACAAGGTTCGTGATTTGTTTGCTGGTTACGTAAAGACTGGAGCACCAGTATCTGAGCGTGATAAGTTCTTTAATTTCTTGATTAATCCAAACGCATGGATGCGTTCTGTATTAACTGCAGGTGAAGATGTGCCATTGGCAAACAATGTTACTGGTTTCTTGGACCCATCAGCAGCAAATCGTTTTTCTTCTGGAGTTAATAAGAACTTTAAGTTCCTGTACGAAGACTTTGCTAACAAGCAAGTTGTTGATGGTGTAGATTCCGACATCAATTACCTTGACCAGATTTCAACTATCGCTAATTTAACACAACAGGCTATTGGTCTTACTATTCAAGAAAATATGTGGGAAGCATTCTTCTCGTTTGTTGGACCTGTAGGTTCCATAAAGATAGAAAAGTATGCAGACATAAAGGCAAAAGAACTTCGTCAGTACCAGGAAATGTATGGTTATGACGAAGGTAAGTATCGCTTTATGATTGAAAACACTCAGATTGCAGCCGATGGTTCTGTTCAAAGATATGGTTCCTATACTCTATCCATTGCTGAAGGTAATACACGTGAGACAAATCCATTTGGTGTGATAGCAACTCCACAAACAGTCAAGGCTATCAATAACAACAAAGACTTGTGGGAGACATTAACTCAAGCATCAATGGGTAAAGACATAACACCAGACAATAAAGTTGTTGGTATGTTGTTTAACATTGGAGATAGAAACAAAGACTTCTCCGAGACGGCAAACGCAAAACTATATCAACTAAACGTTAAGCGTGGAAATGTTAATCGTGAGGCTGAGCAGCGTGCTATGGCTGTTGATATGGGTTATGACGAATACTTTACTCTATTAGATAAGTATGAGTCTGAGGCTGAAAGCAACGGAATTATCCCTGGCTCAACTGAATTTAAAGATATATATGGCGAAGACCTGAAGGCTGCCGAAGATGGATTGGCAAAGCGCAATCCTATCTGGGCTAAGGAAAGCGCAATATTTGATATGGGTAAATCAAATCTAAATACCCAGATTATTCTTGAAGCCATGGCTGATGAAAAGTATGTAAACACTATTGTTAAAAACAATCGTGCACTAGAGGCTCTGTATTACTACATGGAATACCGCAAGCCTTTAGTTGAAGAGCGCCTAAGTATATCAGATAACGAAAAGACAAACATCTATAACACTAATGCCTTTAATGACCTTGTTGCTGAGAAGGAAGATTTACTTAACCAGTTGGTTGCGTGGGAACCAGGGTTTGAACCAATAGCAAAGTACTACCTAAAGAGGGACCCACTACTTTCAGATGGCGAACTAGCGAGGATTAAATAATGAGCGAGAATTCAGGTCCAGAAGGACAAGGACAAACAAAGAGCCCTAAACCTAAATTTACTCCTACCCCTACGCCTACCCCTACACCAACTAAATCAAAAGCACCTGGTGGATTTACTTATGTTCCAAACCAAGGTAGTGGCAAAGGCAAGGTTGGTAGTGGGATTAAATTCAAAGGTGGAGAATTTGGTATCAGAAAAGAACCAACGGATATCCTATGGAATGAGGGTGCGTATGGTCAAACACTTTCCTACCGTACCGTTGGTGATGCTAAAGATTATCTAAGCCCATCAGTACCTGAATACTCATTTGTTAAGTCTGCCTATGAGTCATGGGGTAAGGCTACTTACGGAAAAAAAACACTAAACTCTTTCTGGGAACAAATTGTTGAGGATGCTGCAAACTCCAGCACAACCCCTTGGAATGTTATTGCTGGTTTTCAACAGCAGATGAATGACCTTCCAGCAGGTACTGGAACGGGACCAAGTGGATATCGCCCTCAGGCTCCAAAGTTTATTGGAACCTCTCGTGCTAATGCTGACTTCTTTATCCAGTCTGCAATCTCAAGTACCTTTGGTCGTGATGCTACAAAACAGGAAAAAGAAAACTTCTACAAAAAGTTAATCTCTGGTCAAAAGGCTGCCACCAAGCAAGCACAGCAAGGCAAGGGTGCTGGATTCTCTGAAGATAAATTTAAACAAGATTTCCTTTATGAAACATTAAAGTCAGACTTAAAGAAAGACCCAGATGCAAAACTTATGGGTGACGCTTTTAGTATTCAAAGTCAGATTGAACAGTATGCCAATGACATGGGATTAGTTAAGAACCTTAAGTCAATTAATCGTGACGTTCTCCGCATCATAAAGGGAGAAAACTTAAACGATGTACTTGGTTCCTACAAGGAAGAAGCAATCAATCTGTTTAAACCACTATCAGATAAGTTACGGAATGACAATACCCCCAATCTTTTAGAGGGATTAACAGTTAGAGAAGCACTTACTCCATACACAAACTTTATTGAAGGAATGCTAGATAAAACTCCTAACACAATAAAACTAACTGATGGAATTATGCAGAAAATTATTGGTTCAGATGTGCTACCAGATATGGGAACTGTAAATCAAATGGTTCGTCAGACCAGCGAGTTTAATAGTACAACTACAGCGAAGAGAGAAGCAGCAGACCTTGGTTTATCTTTTGTTAGAGCATTTAGGGGTGGAGCGTAATGACTGAGGCTCAAAGAAAAGCAAACGCTGCAGCAAAGGCTGCTGCTGATAGGGCTAGAGCAAAGGCTAAAGCAGAAGCAGATGCTAGAGAAAAAGCAAGAGCAGAAGCAAACGCTGAGGCTCAAAGAAGAGCAAGGGCTAGGGCAGAAGAACAAAAGGCTGAACAGGCTGAGGCTGCAGCAAGAGCAGCAAAAGAAGCAAAGGCTAGAGCAGATGCTTCTGAGGCTGAAAGAGTAAAAAGAGAAAAGGATAAAGCGGCTGCTGATAAGGCAAAAGACAAGATTGATGACCCAACAGCATACAAAAACAATATTGATATATTTAAGGCATACCTATCTTTGATTAACATTGATGTTGCTGCCGAAGAAAATCAAGGCTGGATTCAAGAACTATTTAATATTGCTAAGCCACAAATGGATGCTGGTGTAGACCAAAGTATCATTCCTGATTTAATATTAAAGTCAGGAAAAGCACCGACACAGTTTGCTAGTCGTTTTTCTGCAATGTTAAAGGCTAATAAGGATGCTCTTGAGGGTGGATTTGAAGCGCCATATTCATCAATCTCTAACTACATTACCGCAGAAAATGAATACCGTTCTAGGTTGCTTTCTGTGCCAGAGTTTAAGAAGTATGCAAAGACCGACAGTATTAAGAAGTTTATTGAAGGCGGAAACTCAATAGGTGAAGTTGAAGATAGAATCAACAATGCCTTATTCGCCGTCAAGGGTGCAGACGCTGGACTTAAAGAACAGATTAAAAAGTTTTTCCCTGCTGCAAATGATGAAGATTTGGCTGATGCCTTGCTTACTGGAACAACCGATGCACTGACACAGAGACAAAGATTTGGTCAGGCTGAAATATTAACTGAAGCAGTAACTGCTGGTATAAACCTAGCATCTGATGTTTCTGAACTTCAGAAGCGTGGAGTTACTCGCGCAACAGCAGCCAAGGGATTAAAACAAGTTGCTAGTGAAAAGGCTGGTATTCAACAGGCTGCACGTATGTTTGGTCAGGCTGCGCCGAGTCAATTAGAACTTGAACAGGAAGCATTAAACCTAGGTGATTCCGATTCTGCCAACCGCCTTCGTTCACAGGCTCGTGCACAATTTGCTGGACAATCTGGTGTTACCACTGGTTCACTAAGTCGCAAAAAGCAAGTATAAAAAACTCTCGTTGGATTAACCGCCCCCAACGAGTATAAGAGCGGTAGTACATACCAACCTGCATACCCCTGTGTAGGAGTGAGACATGTACGAACAACAACTAATGTAAGGGAGATAGTTGCGATGAGCAACAACACACAAGACTGGGACGATGACTTAGAGTTTGAGGACTATGACGATGCACCACAACGTGGTTCATCTGATGACGTACTCAAGAAAGTCCGACGTGCCGAACGTGCGAAAGATAAACAACTCAAAGAGTTGCAATCCGAATTGGAAGCATTGCGCAAGTTCCAACGGGAAGCAACAATCAGCCAAGTCTTGACGGAGAAAGGTGTCAACCCAAAGGTTGCCAGATTCATTCCAGCAGATATTGAAATGTCCTCGGACAGTATCAGTAACTGGTTGACTGACAACGGTGAACTGTTTGGTGTTTCTGCACCTGTACAACAATCAGCAGAACAAAGTGAAAACTTTGCTGCTTTGCGTCAAATAGATGCAGTAACATCTGGTGCTATTTCTCCAGATGATGTGAATGATGCATTCAACATCATGAACAATGCCTCGTCTGCGGAGGAGTTACTTAACTTCCTCTACAGTCAAGGCGCAGAATAATCGCAAATAATCTAACCCCTAAGGAAATATACTATGCCGAATACAGGCTTATCAGGTGGTAGTGCCGCAACTAACGGTGGTCTCGGTGGTGGCGCTTACGCTTCCGCTAACAACGTTGGTGCTTTCACTCCATCAAACGCCGCAGGTCTAGTTCAGAAGGCGTACGACCGCCTTGTTGAATTTGAACTGCGTGCAACCCCACTCATCCGCTCCGTAGCGGACAAGAAGCCAGCACGTCAGGCAATGCCTGGTTCAAGTGTTGCGCTACAAATCTACAACGACCTTGCTGTTGCTAAGACTGCTTTGTCGGAAGATGTAGACCCAACAGCAGTTGCGCTTTCTACTCCAGACATCGTAACCGTAACTCTAAATGAGTACGGTAACGCAACTGTAGTAACTCGCAAGTTGCAGTTGATGTCTCTTGCAGATGTTGACCCTGCTGTTGCTAACATCCTTGCATTCAACATGGCTGATTCCATTGACGAACTAGCACAGGATGCACTACTTGCAGGTACTAACGTACTATACGCAACTGGTGGAACAACCACTGCAACAACAACCTCAGGTATCACTTCAGATGACACAATCACTGCTGCAGATATCCGTATTGCTATTGCAAAGTTGCGCACTAACAAGGCTTCAGGACGTAAGGGTTCACTTTACTGGTGTGGTATTCACCCAGAAGTTTCCCACGACCTTCGTGCCGAAACTGGTGCTGCTTCATGGCGTAACCCACACGAGTACCAGAGCAACGATGCAATCTGGGCTGGCGAAATTGGTCAGTTTGAAGGTGCATACTTCGTTGAATCTCCTCGTCTACGTAAGGGTGCAGACGGTGCTTCAAGCATTTCTGTATACCGTACGTTCCTATGTGGACAGCAAGCACTTGCTGAGGCTGTTGCCGAAGAACCACACGTGGTTATCGGTCCAGTTGTTGACAAGTTGATGCGTCAGCGTCCAATCGGTTGGTACGGTGTTCTAGGACACGCAGTATACCGTAACGAAGCGCTATACCGCATTGAGTCTGCTTCAAGCATTGCTTAATTAGCGACACTAATCTCATCCCTAAGTCATATAACGGGCTTAGGGATGGGGTTATGTTTCTAACATAGAAGGAAAACATAATGGCTTATCTATTCGCACCACCTACGGTGGACCAAGGACCAGCAGGTGGTAACTGGCTGTTCTGGCGGTACACACTAAAGCGTGGGATTAC